AAGAGAATTCGAAGAGTGCTCTGGTGTGAGATTGTAAACTCTGTGCATGTGTGCGGGTCTACGATTTATCACTGGACTCATTCTCAACCCTCTGGAAATCCTCTTACGGCCATTTTGAATTCGATGTATAATTCCATTGCTTGTCGATATGTTTGGCTTTTGTTGACTACCAATAGGCCTCAGGATAATTCTATGAGATCTTTTCGTAACCATGTAACGATGGTGGCTTATGGAGACGACAATGTCCTAAATATTTCGGACTATGCTACGGAATTCTACAATCAGGTCTTAATGAGTGAGGCTTTCGCAACTTTTGGAATGACTTATACTGATGAATCTAAGAGTGGAGAAATGCTTCCCTACAGATCTCTTGTCGAAGTCAAATACCTCAAAAGAGGTTTTGTTTATAATGATGATCTGTTAAAGTGGGAAGCTCCCCTGGATTTGGATTCTGTCCTGGAAATTCCAAACTGGACTAGGAACACTATGGACATCATTGAAGCCACTACCTTGAATATTGAAGTAGCCTGTACAGAGTTGTCTTTACATGCTGAGCATATCTTCAATTATTGGAGTGGAAGATTTCGCCGTGCTGCTCTCAAGCATGGTTTGCGCCCTACCATTCTCACTTACAGTGAGTACAAACTCTCTGAGATGGAGAAGTATGGTGCAATAGTCGGAAAGACAGATTGAGAGACGCTCACACAATGGGGCTTCGTTTGATTGACGTATGAATGATGCAGCAAATCCTGAATGTATGAGTTAGAGTGGAGAGGCCAACGTGCTTCTATAGTTGAATGTGTGCCACTATAAATAAAGGCTATTCTTCCGTCACTTTTACACGCCTGTTTGATTCGATATGCGTGGTTAGTAAATTAGTTGAATCGCTTCAATGAATAATGAAATTAATGTCTCTTCCCATGAGGTAGGACAAAATCAACAAGAACAGGTTACCGTTTTTCAGGATCCTGTTCAAGAAGCAATGTATGAGAAACCCATGATTGCCCAGCCATCAGACTGGATTAAAATTGCAGATGATGATACTACTTCTGACATCAAGAAGTTCCTTGCTCGTCCAATCCCCTTTAAGATTGGAGAGTTTTCTTCCTCTGATGTCGATGATGTTGAATTAGGTACTTTTCCTAATATCATATTATCTACTTCGTCTGCCCTGAGGTCAAAATTGGTCTTTTATGAGTATTTTCGTGCTAATGTGCACGTTAAGGTTGTTTTCAATGCCATGCCCTTTCAATCCGGCAAATATTGGTTATACTTTTCTCCTTATGACACTGAGAGTAATCGAGGCGCTCGAGGAGATTTGGCCAATGCCACTGGGTATCCGGGTATTGAAATTGACATTGCCTCTGGAACTCCTGTTGAGATTGTTATTCCTTATTGCGCGCCCCTTTCCCATTATAACTTGGTTACGGCTGAGTCGACCATGGGAACGTTGCGTATGATTCCCATTGCCGCTGCCGCTTCAAGTGAGACTCCCACTACCATCTCTTACACGATGTATGGTTGGTTTACTGAGGTTGATCTCACTCTTCCAACTTATAAGAACCTCAATAGTAATTTTGTGGCTCAAGTTCTTGTGAATGAGACGGTTGCACCAATTCTTGATCCTGTGGTTGATGGTGTGAAAGCAGCTGCAAGCAATGCTCTGCAAACTGTTACTCAGTTGCCTTTGACATGGATGTCTAGGGCACTATCTGGAGTTGCTTCCACGCTTGGTTTTTCTAAGCCTATTAACAACGAGCCTTGCCACTCATTTTCCAATTTGCCTGGTAAAGGGTATACGAATTATGATGGACATGACTCTAGTGTTGTTTTGGGTGCTACTACAGATAATGCTATTCAGAGTTATCCTGGAATATTCTCCACAGATGCCGATGAAATGGATATTGACTTCGTTAAGAAGAAATCATGCATTTTTCGTTCTGTGTTGGATTGGAATGTCTCATCTCCTGTTGGAACTGAGTTGGCGACTATTCCTGTAACTCCGGGTTACTGTGCCGCTCCTGTGGATGGTGAGGCTAAGTGTACGACCCTTGCTTATTTGGCTTCCATGTTTAGGTATTGGAGAGGAGGTATGAAGTATCGCTTCTCCTTTGCTAAAACTGGATTCCATTCGGGTAGGATTCGTTTCACTTTTGTCCCCCGTGTAGCTGGTAGTCAAACGCCATTCGCTCCAGGTGATCAGGTTTACCAAGCACATAATTGGGTTTTGGATTTATCTCAATCTTCTGAGATTTCATTCGTTGTCCCATATGTGTCTAATAAACCGTGGTTACCCGTGGAGGTTATTCCTGCTGATGCCACTGACATCTTTAGAGAAGCCTCCACCGGTTATATCATTGTGGAGGTGTTGACTCAGCTTCGAAAGGGTGGTCAGGCTTCCGACATTGTCAAGATTGCTTGTTGGTCATCTGGAGCTGATGATCTTGAGTTTTCAATTCCTGATTTTGCATCTTATTATCCTTTCTTTACTCCCCCTCCTCCTCCGAATCCTCTTACAAGGATTGAAGAAGTCGAGGAAGAAGAGTCTGAATTTGAGGCTCAAGTATTTGAGGAATTGTCCAAGGACGCCAATCATGTAGATCAAGTCAATCCCGACCAAGAGCTTATGTTTTCTGCTCCGGCCCCTCCACCTTTGGTTCCTCAAGGCTTGTCCATTGGCGAAAAGATTTCTAGTCTTCGCCAATTGATCAAGCGTTTTGGTCCTATGTGGGTTGGTCTTCCAGCTCCATATCGTAGAACTGACAATGCTGGATATTCTTTAATGGGTCCGTTTGCTGCCAATAACACGTCTGAGCAGTATTCTTTGAATTCCATTCAATTGGATCCCGCTTATTTTGGTGGGAAATCCGTTGATCCATTGACTTATGTCCGCAATGACATGCCTGTTGCACTGGGTGCTAATCCTCTTATCCCACCCACTCTTGGTGAGTGTGATATTGGAAGGCTTTTGCCCCCGACGGCTCCTTTACATTATATCTCCTATCTCTATAGATTTTATAGGGGTGGAAGAAGATATAAAATTTGGACTTTGCCATCGAGGACTCCTCGTGTGACATCAGGTCGTTTTGCACCGCCCAATGACGATGCAAATCCCACAACATTTTTGGAGCCTACTAATTCCATGACCACTGTGGAATATGTTAATGAGAGATCACAACTCCCATATGTGGTTACTCGTAATAGAGATCTTCTGCAAAATGGTGATGTTGCCCCTCCGGCTTTGGTTGCAGGATACAAGGGTACTCAACAACCCGTGTTTGAGACTTTTCAGTATCCTGACTTGAATGGCTGTGTTGAGGTTGAAGTTCCTTATTACAGCTCTCTCCCCATTTCTGTTGTGGGTGAAGGTACCCTCGCTTCTGCTCAGGGACCTATGGTTGAGAGATCAACCGTCAATTTTACGTTGGGCTCAGTCCTTGACGATCTAGAACAGCCATTTCCTATTGTTCTGGACAATCCGGCTAACGTGTACAATCCTAACATCTGTACTCGTGCCTCAATTGGCTCTTGTCGTGTTTACACGGCTGCCTCTGATGACTTCTCCTTTGGATACCTTGTTGGTGCTCCATCGATTAGGAGGGCTGTCACATAAAATAGCGATTCTTGAATGAGTGTGTGTGTAATTCTTTCATTCTTTTATCTCTCAACCCGCTTTACAAGTGTGGGTGGTCACTTATCTGTAACTTAGATAAGTCCTTTTAACTTATGTTATACTGAACCACCCATTGGGTGGATGTAGGTTATAACTGAATTTGTTTAAAGGTTCAGCCCCACTTTAGGGTTTTTCTGTCCTAAAGTTAATTAG